ACTAGATATTCGTGAGAGTTAATATCTCCGGTTACTGGAATTTCATAAAATAAATTTTCATATGCTTCAAAAAATTCAGGCACCGTTATTACATTAGCAACAACAGGAGGTGTTGGAATTAATTGATTAAAATTAGTATCAATTATTTGAGGATACAATCCACGTCCATATACTTTTTTAGTTAATTGAACTTGTTGACTCATTATCTAACTATTTTGAAATAATAATCGGGGTTATCGATTGTTATTGCTTGGTCTCCAATTATTGTTTGGATTAATATTTGATAATATCTTTCTGGCTCTAACCCATCAGCATATACATCAAAGTAATTATAAGAAGGATTTGAACTTAATCTAGTATATACAGGGTGAAAATCAACAACCATTTCTCCAGTAATTACATCCTTTAAAGCCCAAGTACTTGCTGTAGGAAGTAGTTTGGTATTTAAATATACGGACTGAGTTTGAAACGACCTAGGAGGATATTGATCTCTTGAATAAACATTAAATCTATATACACTGTTAGAAGTAAGTTCTGGTTGTAAATTACCTATTGTAGTAATAAATTGATTATTATTAACAATAGAACTAGTACCTGGATTACTAACATAATCAGCCCACATAAATGTTAATGCAGGAGGATATATTGTATGAGTATCCATTGAAAAATAACTTAATTGTTGAATACTTGAAGTATTATATTCTAAACTTCCTGTATACTTAACAATAAATCCTTCATTACCAAAAGCTTCTGGGTAAACCCCTGGATGTAAACTATGACTGTGCCACCTTTCTACTATTGATCTAACTGAAAAATTAATATCTTTATCTGATGTATAATTAAATGTTTGAGATGAAGAAGGGCTAATAAACCAGTTTCCACCTCCTCTTTGTCCTGGTATTCCATTATCTGATGAAGTAACATTTGTTTGGAAACTTGAAGTTTGCCAAGCTACTGCAGATGAAGATGAACTTCTATATTCCCAAGATACACCATTGTGTGTTCTTGGTCTATCTGCTAATTTACCAGTACCCATTTCCCATGATTGAGAAATTGCATTACATTGTAATGTATAAGTTTGAGGTAAATTAGAAGCATTTGCTAGGTACAAATTAAAAAATGCAGCCCAATTATCACTATGGGTTGCGTGATTTCTATTAATTACTGTATCAAGTATTGCATCTATTCGAGATTGATTAAATTTAACCAATGCTCTTGTTACTGAGGGGATAACATCTAAATTACCATTAACAATATCTGGGTCATTGTATGTTGAAATATCAAGGATTTCGTCACGACCCATGTTTTGAGTTTGCTGTTCAGACCAAATAAATGCGTCTTTTTCGGGGAATAGTTTATAAACTGCCATAAGTATATTAATCCTATATAAATATACTTACTTGTTACTTTTTAGAAGTTTACTACTCTACCTGCAATATCAGTTGTTGGATATTTAACTTCAAAGATACTTGGATCTAATGAAGGATAAATAATTCCATTGATCGTAGCAGCTTTCATGTCGTACGCATATTTTGAATAACCTGATATTTCTCCAACTAAGTTATAAAAATTGACTTTCTGTACAGTTTGAACACCTTCTATAGTATCAAGTAAAGTATAAACGTTTGCAAGAATAATTGGTTGATTTATTTGCCAATTATCTATACTAAAATATCTATTTAATTCTACTAAACAACTATTTAATACTGCTTTATTATTGTAATTTGGTCTAACAACGATATCGAAATCTATACCAATGTTAATAATAAAGGCATCAAGAATATTGATAGCATCTGTTAACATTCTATATTCGCCTAAAAATGTTTTTAAATTTGCTTTTAATGCTGGGGTAGGTGGCTCAAGTTTATTGATATTATTTCTTGATAAAATATATAAATTTAAGGCGAATGGATTATTTTCTATTGGAGCATAAGTATCTTGAGTAACTGCTTTATCTTGAGTGATATAAGCTTTCGATACAATACCATATTTAGGATCTAAAGAAACTGCCCTAACTAAATAGTCATCTTTAGTTACAGTACGTAATTGTGTTGGATATGATGCTAAAGTATTTAATCTTAAATCATCATCTGAGTCTCCATCACCACCTCCAGTAGCAGCTATTTCATTATTGAAAACCAATGATTGGTTAACAGTAGCAGCAATAGTTGAATTTAAATTAGTTCCATAAAAAGCAACAGTACCGGAAACAAATGTACCTAAAGTATTTGAAGGTACGTTTGATGCAACTCCACCTCCTGCTAAATAAGTAACAGTTAATGTTGTATTTGAAGGAGCAATACCATATGTTTTTGTGTACATAAAGTTTGATGGATCATAAGCAGTAGTCATTCTATCTACCCCATAAGGTAAACCTATACCTACGTTTTCTGGATTTGGAGTAATATATTCATCCGCAGCATTAGAAATACCAGCACCAAATTGTAATTGTAAAGAATTATCAGTTAAATATCTACCTACAAAACGTCTTGGAACTTTTTGTAATTTTAATAAATAAGGAACTTGATTTCTATATTGATATAAATTTGGGTCGTTTAATATTGTATTTTCTACAGGAGCAAAAATTGTTTCTTGTGCTAAATAAGGTACTTCAGACCACTTATTTCCATCACTATCTACAGTACTAACAATACCAATAATTCTTTCATCTGATATTTGTACAGTTGGGAATTTAACAGGAGCACCAAAACTAAAATCAACTGTTTTTAATTCTCCAGCTACAGCCATTGCTTGTTTTTTAACAAGATAATAATCTGGTTGATTTAGATTATTTAATGAACGAACAGATAGTTCTGTTGGGTTATTAGAACCGGATTGAGTAAAATCAATTTTATCTTTAATATAAAATTTAATTGAAGGATCACCTACATATGCTAATTGAGCTCCTTGTTCAATAATTAAAGCATAATTCCAATCAGGAACAGTTTGTCCAAATATAATTGTAGAAGGTAAAATTTGGTATACATCTACTACTACACTTGATGCAGCAGTAACTTTAGGAGCATAACCACCTCTATAAGCAGCAGCAAGTAAACTTTTTCTTTGCTTTGCAAACTGAACAAAGTTTTCCTGCATTTGGTTATCAGCATAAAATGATAAAACATCCCCTACGTAAGAGGCTTGTTCAATAAACATCATCCCTGGTGATGCTTCGGTAAAGTCATTATAAGATTCGGGATAATAAGTCCTAGCAAACGTTATTAATTGTTGCTTAAAGGTATCAAAATCTTTATTTATGTATGATATTTTCTTACTAGATGGCATTTGGAGAAGTTAATGTATTATTTTGGAATGTTACTTGTATTTCATCTTCTATGTTAGTTAACGCTACAGAATATCTAAAAAATATTTGAAGTGTATTTAAATCTTCAATAGGGGTAACTTCTAATTGTGAAATAATAATATTAGGAAAGTACGTTGCAATTTCTTGAGTAATCATATTTGTTAACTCACTTGCTGTAGAAGTGGTTATTTGTTCAAATATTAAACTTCTGATTCCTGAACCAAAGTTAGGATTAAAAATACGTTCTCTATTATCAGTTAATAAAAAATTTAAAAGGTTAGATTTTGTGGCAGCCTGGGTTGAATATGTAGAATTAATTCCAGTATAACCATCAAAAGGTAGAGAAATACCCACCCCTGTACTTGGTCTTTTATTACCATTTAAATTATTTCTAAATATATATCCGGCCATTATAATTTACCTTTATCTTTTAAAGCACCCATCATTTTACTAAAATCGGGAACTGCGTTAATTTGAACTTGTGTTACATCTGCAGCAGGTCTTGCTGTTTGTACCATTTGATCTACTGATTGCACTGCAGGAGCACCATTACCACCAAAAGCACCCATCATTTCTGCTCGATAACTATTAATTGCACTTGAATCATAATTACCCATAGATGGCCACTCTTCATTTTGAGTAGTCATTTGGACACGTGTTTCGTTTAATAAATCTAACATAGGATTTCCAGTTAGTTGAAAATCAGTATGTTTTTCTGGGCGACCTTCCATCAAATCTGAGATTGATGAACGTTTAGGTGTCGCCTGTTTTGTAGGAGCCTTAATAGATTCGTTAAGTATAGTAGGCAATTCCTGGCGGAGTGCATTAGCTACCTCTTCTCGTATTAATTTTCTAAAAGTTGCGATGTTCATATATATAAATATTTACAAAAATATAATTTATTTATTAGTTTTGATTTAGTTCATTCCAAGCATCCTCAAATTCTTGAGTAGTAGCATTTTTTACAAATTTATTATTTCTAATTTGTTCTTTAGTTTTTCCTTGGGATTTTAATCTTTTAATAATACGTTTTAAACGTTTTGTTCTGCGTTTATCTCGTTTAGTTTGTTTTTCTTTCATGTTCTTAATAGGTTGTACCTGACTAAGAGCATCATTTATTTCAGTTTGGGTTTGAGCTAAATCTGCATTTTGTTCAGCTTCACTTGGTAAATCTAATTGAGCATTTATTACATCAGATTCACTTTGAGTACTACTTGCACTAGTATCAGCATTAAGACCATTTTTGTCAATCAAAAATTTAAGTTCATTATATATTAAGTCTGTATTATTTGAATAGGTTAATTCTGATTTTAATACTAATACTCCTCTTTTATCAGTAATAATACCATATCTTCTATTTAAAGCAATACCTGTATCTGTTACTTCTTCCTCTACTATAGTTAAATTATATCCTTTATATTGGATAGTTTTATTAGTAGTTTTTTTAGCGGGAAGAGAAGTTGTTAATTTAGTTGAATTATTTTGAAGTAAAATTGTTGCATCTGCTAATTTTTGAGTAATTGGAAGATTTTTAGTTTTATCACATTTTTGTAAATTACTTAAAATGTAAGTTAATAATTCAATCAAAACAGCAATGCGAGCAATTACTCCACCTAACGCTCTAGTTAAAGCATTTAAAAAATTAGAAATTTGTTCAACATTACTTGCTGCTTGGTCTGCTTTTTTATCTATAACTTCAGCTATATTACTTAAAGTAGAAGTAACACCTGCTGTGGTGTACATGTTTGGGATAGGTAATTTACGAATATATTTAGATAAAGTTTTGAATACCGTTATAACAGTATTTAAGGAATTAGCTACACTTGCTAATTTACTTATATATGAATTTAATACAGTTAAAGTTTTATTAACAGATTCTACTGTTACTAACATAGTATTTAATGTAGGAATTAAATTCTTTGGATTAAGTATATCTTGTATTTTATTAATTGCATTATTTGCAGAAATTACTTTAAGTAAATCTGCAGGATTTTCAGAAGTTGCTATTCCGTTTAATATATCTTTTAATTCAGTAAATGTTTCAAATATTTTTCTAATATCTTGTTGAGGAAAAGTATTCATATTAGTAGGAACATTTTGATTGATACGTTTTAATGAGTCAATCAATTTTGCTCCTCCAGGTAAAATTTTTACAATAGGTTCAGGAATATTTAAACCATTGATTAAATCTTTTACTTTTCTAATTGCTTCCATAGATTGGTCTACTGTAAGACCATTTCCTACTGATGTACCATTACTACCTGATGGAGAGCTTATACCAACCATAGATGGAGTAACGGAAGGTGTAGAAGAAGCAATTGATGCTGTAGGATTAAAATATCTTCCTCCTCCACCATAATCAGGATTTGCTGCTGAAAAATTTGTTGGTTGAGCAGAAGTTTGACCTGGAGAATTACTACCAGATAGTGGAGGTATGGTACTTTTTTTTATTGGAAAGTGTAATACTTGTTCCTCAGTTTCTTGAATTTGATCAAGAATCTTTTGTGCGTCTTTTTTTAACTTTTGAAATTGAGCTTCTGGGTTAGATCCTGAGGGTAAAGCTTGAGTTAAAAAATAAGATACTAAATTACATAAATCAATTTCAGATACAACCTCCGCCTTTGTAATTCCTTTTTGAACTTGGATTTGACAATCTTTACTTACTGATATTGATTTATTAGCAGCATTTTGTAAAAATGAACTAAAACTACCTTTAGCAAGTGTAGGAGTATTAAATTGAATAGGTTGTACATTTGCTGGTATTACTAAACGGGCCGCGGTTGGAGGAAGTGGTAGTGGTCTTTCAAGAGGAATTATTTCTATTTTATTTCCTACACCAATTAAATTTGCTCGTTGTCTTACTGTGGATTCATCTAAAGTTGTACCTTTAGTTGTTACAATTTTACTACTTTTCTTCTTAGAACTAGAAGATTTTGGTGTAGTCTTTGCTGCACTTGATCCATATGCTAATGCCATATTCTATAAAGTAAAATTGTTTTTAGATAATAATTGTGGAGTTCTTACAGATAAATCCTGAACTGTTTTATATAAATCTGTACCAGCTGTATTAACAGTTATCATAGGAGAACCAACAGGCACACCCGCTATTTTAGATAATGCTATACCTACTTGAGATAAACTTGCATTTAAATCATTAAGATATGATTGTAATCTAAATCCTTTAACTAAGGGTTCTGTTGCATTTAATCCTAAATAAATTTTAGGGGAATTAATAATGCAAGAATCATCACTATCAAAGTTAATAGTACCTGCTGATGAAAAACCTATAGATTTATTAGCAAACAAAAATACAGAGTCATCCTTAGCATTAAATAATACTCTACCAGATGTTACTATTATCTGGTCACCGGTATAAGGGAAATCTGGTTGATATGTTGCCATTGTTATGCTACTGTTATTTTTGATAAATCATATTGTCTATTGTTTAATGTCATCACACGTTTGAACTGTGCGTCTGGTTTGCCTCCAAATAAAGTATAAGGGCCTCCCTTTATAACTGCTTCTCCATGATATTCCCAATGCCATGCTTCATTCCATAAACGTCTAGCAAATCCAAATTTCCATCCATTTAATGCCATCCAAGTAAATGTTGTATTTAATGAAGTGGTTGGAGGATTAGTTGATCTTCCGCCACCAACGGCAAGATCAAGAGCAATACCCTGACCATGTTTTGAATATCCGGGAGCTCCTGTTTCAGCATCCCAGCAAAAGCTACCAGCCTTATCTCTTCGCTCTATAGTCCACGGCCCACACGGTTTGCCTGTTTTAGTATCAGTATTATTTGGGCGATAACGAGTTGATCCTCTAGATTCCCACTGTCCTGTAGCGGAAATAGTTTTTCCACCTGGTGTTTTTGTTTTAGGTATACCTTCGTATGGAGGTCTAAAGGCACTAGTTACTGAAAGTGTAACTCCATCTTTTTGAGCAGCGGCCGCCATTACTATAAATGTTTGCACCAAACTTACTTCAGCAACTAAACTATTAGTAATAGCAGCTAATTTTAATTTTATACCTCCATTACCAGTATATACTCCCGGTAATACATCTAAACCAGCTGCTGCTGCTTTTTTAGCTGCTTCAATTTGTGCTGGTGTTAAATTTTGAGATGGAGGAGGATTACCTCCACCAGCTGGGCCATTTCCTGTTGGGCCGTTTCCTGTTGGGGGTGTTGGAGGTGGTGGGGGATATAATATTCTAGTAACAGCATCCGGAATAATAGCGGCTTCTGGAGTTATCCAATATTGAGATTCATCATCTTCTGAGGCATACTCACCTTGATAATCTAGTGCTTGAATTTCTTCACCTAACCAAGTTAATGGTCCCATCTTAGATTCAGGGATTGCTTGATATCTAGTAGAACCTGCACCTTTTGTTATCTTTTTTTCTACTGTTCCATCGACACTAGCTGTTGGAGTAGTTTCCGCTATACTTGAATTAGTTACAACCTCAGCACTTGCACTTACTGAAGATGTTACTGTTGTTTTAATAGTATTAAGAGGTGGGTTAGAAGTAGATTGTGATACTGCTAATTCTAATTCACTATCATCAGAAGTAATCAAGGCCTTATTTGAAGGTTGCATTAATACATTTGGTACTTGTACTACACTAGCTGATGATGTTATTACAGTACCGTATGATGCTAAATTTTTTGAAGCAAGAGTCATTTGAATTTGTTGACCATTGGTTAAGTAAATAGATGAAGCATCACCATCTATACTTTCAAATATGGGTGTCCACTTTACAGCGGGAACTTGTTTTGTTTGTCCATTACGTATAATGGTAATAGGTCTAGTATTTGAACCATATCCACTCCAGGGACTTGTAACCGATTGAGACGGAAATCTTGAAGTATGAGATAAGCGCATTGAATTACCAAAACGTCCTTCTACTATAACATCTCCTTCTACAGGAAATAAATTTCTAATTTCTGGGTTTTCAATAAATGTGTCACCTAAATATAAATCTTTTGGTGGATCGTTTTGTTTTTTAACAATACCATCTTTAGTACTTTGGTAACCAACTTGATTAGTTGATTTTTGAGTAGCGCCTAAATTTTGTAAATCAGGAAAACCGTTATGATGAACACTATTCCAAATACTAACACCGCTGATATAATAATATTTTTGGGCAAGATGATCTTCATTCATTACATCAGTAGTAGATAAAATCAAAACTACCTCATTAAGTAAAGGTAAACGTCTAATATTAATATCTAAAGGTGCGGCTATTAAGTTACCTTTATTTGGTGAATCAACTACTGATTTAAGAGGGTGGAATGAAATGTATGCTATAGAAGTATATCCTGCGTTTAATACAAACATTGAGCTAGGATTTGTACTGGGTTGCAATACAATATCCTTTACCCTTGCTGGGAAAAATTGTGCTGATGAGCCTCCACCTCCACTCTTACCGGCACCTGATACTTGACCACCAAAATTAGGACCTAACGGCATCTGTTTCTTTTATTTCGGTTTGTTTAACATTTGAACCTAAATCGTCTAAGCTTTTGAATAATAATTCTTTATCCGAATCACTTAATAATAAATCTTCATTAGCACCCGCATTCATCATAGCACGTTGAACGATACCAGCCATTTTAATTAATGCTTCGTCGTTTTTAACGGCTATTTCCATATATTCCTTAATAAGCGGCACAATAAGTGTAGCATCACCAGGAGTTTCGATTAATGGTTTCAAACCCTGAATTAAAGCAGAGATTTGTTTTTCCTTATCTTTAGAATTGGTGTATATTTCTTTAAGTAAGTCGGCGAATGTTTTACTCCCGAACAATGTTACTTGATTAAAATCCATGACGTTTTGACAATAAATATTGTCTTAATAAACTTTTAGTTAGTAAGTAACCTATCATGTTCAAGATATTGAGAAAGTAATTCCTTATATATGGTTTTTAACTTCTTAATTATCTTGGTTATTTGTGGTGTTGGTTGGTCTGTTATTTCTCTGATGTAAATGTATATACCTTTTTTATTAAATATATCCAAACTTTCGCGACGTCTAAATAATTCAACTACAGCATCTGCGGTTTTAGCGTCTTCATCTTTAGGGAAATACTTATATAAATTTTTATCTACATGGCCTACAAACAAATCTATAAATTTATTTAACGGCATATTATTATGTTCCTCGTTAACTAAATCGATGAATATTGTTTTATCCTCGTCTACGGCTTCTACATCAGCTTTTTCCTTTAACTTCTTATAGTTGGCGTTGTTATATAAAATTAAATAACGCTTAGCAATTGTACCGAAATATGAGTATGCTTTACCTTTTTCTTGCTTATATAAGTGTAATTTTTCAAGTAAAAATGCTACTACCTCATGTTTTAATTCATCAATAGTATTTACTTCTGTATAATAAAATTTAAAAGTATGGATGATATTTTCAGCCAACTTATGAAACGCGTAATTGATTCTTTCATTAAATATCTTATTTCGTTTAGCAGAATTTTTAGTTCGTAAATATTCTAAAATTGCTTCTTCAGTATCGCTTGTAAAATATTGAATTGATTCTTTTGGTTTACGTTTACGTACAGTACCACGTTTAGTAAGGGCGACGGTTTCTTCTTTTAATAACTCGTCTATTGAATTTTTAGCCATTATTATTTTCTAATTTTATACACATTTAGTGTTTCAGACATTTGTTTTAAACTATTAAAGAAAAATCCAACTTCATCATCGCTGGCAAATGTACCTTTATTATCAACTTCTTGAAGACGTTTAGTAATATCTTCTATTACAGCGTCTAAATTGTTAATATAAATGTCTCTTTCTTCTACTAAACGAATAAGTTTTTCGTTTTGAACCATTAAGTTACGAACTACGTAACCAATAACTGTTGCTATCCAAAGTATGATAGCTATTATTCCCCAAATCATATTATATATTTTTTAAGATGTTAGCCAAATTGTCGTTGCCCATTGATTTCATTGCTTTTTGTTTTTGGGCTGATTGTCCTGATTTGTTTAGGACAAATTCTTTCTTGGGAGGCTTACTTGTATTGCCCTTTACTAATTTAGGTAACCATTCTACTTCGTATTCA